GCATCAAAGCAAAAAACAGCAGAAAATCCGCCATAGCCAGCGATCTTATCCTCATCTACGCATAACCACAGATCTTGATCATTATGATTAGGGTCTTCTGGCAGCATTGTTGAGTCTGATGTAACTCCAATGCTAAGCTCTTTAAATAACTCAGCAACTTTTTCTTTGTCTGTTTTTGCGCTCATTTCATTACTTCCTTGGCTTAATTTCGCCAGTATAAACATGTGGAGCTAACTGTCTGGCCATAACTGAAATAGAGCGTACCGTAAGGCCGTCCTCAACATTAGATTCAGCCCAAGCTTTTGCTTCATCTTTATTGCGAGCAACAAAATACACCGGCTTCACAGTTTCTCCGTAGTACTTGCTCCATCCGTCAGTGGCTTTCAATGAAATCTTAAATAGGAATTTATCCATCACTCACCTCCTCCACAATACTCATTCTTAAGCTCAATAAGCTTATCGACAAACTCAACTGCTTCCTCGTCGCCATATAGCTCAGTAATTTCCAGCAACGAAGCAGGCATAGTATCGAGTAGCTTTGCCACTTTCACGTGTGATAGTTCAGACATTACGAGACTCCTTTTGGTTTCGCGCCATAGCCTCAGTAGCAGCCTCTTCTTTGCTTGAGAATGTATCTACAAGAGCATGATCTGTTAATCCAGTTTCTTTGCACGTATATTTCTCAGATCTAGTAAAGACGGCTATTTCAGCATTGACTTTATCGACCGTTATAGGGCCAATAACATTCCACGGGTCAGTAGCGTATGTTTTTTGCAGCGCATAGACCTCATCACCTAGTCCATACTTTGTTTTAATGTCCATTTATTTCTCCAAATATTTGGGGTGTCGCCCGCTATTAAACACGCGTGGTGGAGAAGGCCAACACAAATGGGGTTTGTGCATTGCGCTAAGCGGACGACATTGACTTTTTGTTTAGAACTCTCCAGAACTGCACTCAGTATTGCTGTTTATTTAGCTGCTGTCAAATACTAATTACACTCCGAAAGCCATCATTCCGGCGTCCCTTTTATGTGGGTTCGTTTGCCCCTTCCACCCTGTAATTCGTGCAAATGCGCTGGCGTCTTTCTTCCCGGCTGGCCTTTGCCTAATTACATTCATACCGGCAAATTCAAGCATATCAGCCATTAGCTCCGATTCCCTGCAGACCCTCCCTATATTATGATTCTTGATAGGGGAGTCGTTCTTTGACTTGGTAAAGTTTGCCTTTGTTGTTGGCACCTCTACGACCACTGCATAGGCTTTACTATATTCAGTAATAATTGTGTGATACGCATTGCAGAAATCAGTCGTCTCTAGTCTAATCAGCTTCTTTTCAATGCGGTCATATACTGCAAACCCAGTATCTTTGCCAGGGTCTATAGCTACCGTATATCTACTCACATAAACCTCATCGGCGTTAAATCAGCCTTAACAAATGCCCGATGCTGCTGGCGATTAATCCATTTAGCTATGATTTTACCCAGCATAGTTGTAGTAATCACTGGCTGTTTTTTTTGATTTCCTACTGTTATACATCGGCCAGAACCTTCCTATAACTTCCGCCTGAATAAGTCCAATAGTCCAGCTCTTTCCAGTCCATGTATCTTTTATAGATAGTGAGAATCTAGGCTTTGCTCGCGCCATCTTTTTGCCCTCTACTTGATTGATTCACCTTAAATAACAGGCGCTTAAACAAATGAGTGTTCAAACGGCTGCACGCTATTGCGATGTTATTTTACTCTCACATTATGCCAACCTCTAGGCGGCTCACCCATAGGGCAGTCGTCAGAGTGGTGGCGCATATTGAAAAATGTAACCCCACTCGGCAAGTGCTTAGGGTCGCCAGATGATAGGTATGCGCACATTGAATTTGCCCACTCTAATTTGGCCTCATCTCCATGCGGGGTTGTGTCGTGGTTTATTTCAACCATTGTTCTAAATCCCATCTTAAAATCTCCGTAGTTGTTCCGTAAAATAACCCGTCATTACAGCAGACGGGGTAAAGTTCGTTCTGTTTCCTGCAACACCCAGTGCCGCGTGCTGAATATCAATCGTTATATTGCTTATACGGTTAGCTCGCTTTCAAGCTCATCAATAGTGGCCTGCAGCTCACCATTTGTTGTCACTGCGCTGTCTAGCTCATCCTGTAGTTGAGAAGCGCTATCAATTAGCTCATCAATATCATTCACATAATGCTCATACTCATTAGCTACGTTTTTCAGCGTATCCATTAAAGCATCGTCAACACAATGATCTAGTAGCTCCATTGTATTCTTCATTTCTTCCAATGCTTTCTCAAAGTCTGCTCTATTTGATTCTAAGCTCATCTTTTCTACTCCGCATCTAAGTTTCTAGTTGCACCATAACACTCACATTCAGCGGATGGTGCAAGTCAGGCGTGTTTACTGGCAGCTCATACCGCCACCGTTGATGCTTAATCGTTAGGCTTCACACCGCTTATCTATTGAATGATGCAAAACCTTCTTAAACTCATCACTTAATGGTTCATCCCTAGCAAGGAAAGCATCAACGCCACCTATTATTTTTGCGTGTGTCAGCGGTAAATTAGTCCCACACTTTCTACAATGCAGGTGATACGTTATCTCGCTAAAGTCTTTATCTACCGTTACTTCGGAATGCTCCTTTTCAACACACAACCTATCGAAAGGGTGTGAGCATTTGAAGAAGCCTAACAATAGCTTCAACGCAGATTCGCTACTGCTCGATTTATCTGTTGTTTCGGTAGCTTCTTTCATTGGTTTAGTCTCCATAGTGTTGTTTCCGCTCTCTGGTTAAGCAGTCGTTATAAAGCATCTGGTTTAGGCACTTTAATCCAAAAAGCAGGGTAAATATCATCGGTCAAATACTGCGATTCAATCCCTACCCATCCGAGCGAGTGTACAGGGTGCCTGCAGACATCAGTAATTCGCTTACCCCAATCTGGGTTATTTTTTGATACTACCCACACATCAACAAAAATTTCGTGCGGTATAGTTTTTATGGGCTCCCATTTAAGCATTGGCTTCTCCATTATGCGTTTATAACAATAAAATTCAGTGGAGCCGTTCAGGCGTTTGCGTGGCTCCGCGCTGGCTCATCACGCGGCCCACTGATTACGGCGTTATATTGCCTTAGTTCATCTTACTAAGAATATTCTTTAGATTGCTAATGGCTACAGCTTTATTCTTATGCTGGCTTCTATGCTCTTCACAACTAATCATTATTCCAGTCGGTTTGTGGCACACAATTATTCCAGGTTCCACCGTCCCTGTTCGCATTCCTGTAGATGGTTCCGGTGGCCAAGACTTTATCTCTAAATCGTCCGGCAATATAACAAGCTCATCAACAGCTGCCTTTTGCGCCTTCTGCTTGTTCAACTTATTTCCCCAATCATCACTCATCTCTATCTCCTCGCTACGCAGGTTATGAACACGTTATCCTGGTTCCCGCTTCTTGGTCACTTCGCCTATTAGCGTCTTAACCTCAGTCCATTCTAAATCTGTTAGCGGCTTGGTCGTTCGCTGCCTCTGCCCTGACTTTTTTAGCAGGGTGGCCTTGTACTTTTCCTGTCTTTCAGCTGCACTCATTGTGCGGCCATCCAGCATCCAAAAACCCCACTGTCTATGTACTGATTAACACGGTCTTTTATGTTTGCGTTACGCTTGCTCATGATAAGAACCTCTACGCCTTTAGCGGTAGTTGACAGCCCTTTATTGTTCATCTCGTCAGAAACCTGCTGTAGCGCTTGGTCGGTAACAAAAGCCATGATTACTTCATTGGTCTTGTAATACTCAATGGCCTCTACTGCTGATTTGGTTAGTTCAATCATTGCCTTGCCTCAGTGGTTTATGCCTTAACTTGTAACTAAGTATACAGCGTTACGCGGTAACGTCAAGCATTAAAAAGCCCATGTTTTACGATGGGCATAATTAATAATAAACTATCTACGCATCCACGAACCGCTCCTACCAGATAACCCGGCCTGCTTCTTTTTCTCTGCCGGTTTCTTAATCGTTGGTGCTACCTGCTGCTTAGATAAATCAACTAGAAAATGCTGCTGCAATATCCTAACCGCCGCCAAGGAATAAGCTGAACAATCAAGCGGCTCATTCCTGCGCCCTTTAGCATCCCATTCAAAATATGGAACACCTAGCTTATACTTCTTCCTACGCTCTTCAGCTGTAGCACCCTTAAAGTAATCCTCATCAAACGCATCATTAATAGGCCAATGGATATACCCAGGCCCAGGCTCATTAATACCATACCGCTGATAGACTAATGTCTTGGCAGTGTCAGAACCTACCTCAGTTAGATAGACACGATTTTTATTTGGCTTGCGCGGGAATGTGATAACCGGCTTATTGCGAACACTCGACCCCTTGATAGGGATAAGAAAACGAATACCCATACGAACAGAGAACTTGTTAACCTCATCGGAGTAATGACCGCCGTGATCCTGTACAGCAAGCTTAGCCTCCATTATTGTACCGTCTGCTTTTTTGTATTGACGGCGCAGTAACTCGGCAAGCTTAGTCCATATACCAGCGCGACCAGGATCACCAAACAACCGTACATAATCAATTGTCCACCTCTCCTCACCAGCACCATAGCCGTCTACCTGTATCTCAAATCTATCATCCTGCGTATCAATAGCAGCAACGATGACATTTACACCATCAGGCACCTGAGCTGCGTAGTGTTCACGCCTACGATATAGATCTGTGTGACTTGCTTTCTCTGTCTCGTCATCATCCCACGTCTCACCAAGTGTAGTATTGACAAAAGACTGTAGTTTCTCACGTGACTCTTGAGCCTTGAACCAGTCTTTAACTATCCGTGACCACGGGGAGTTGTGAGAGTAAGCCGCCCATAAATGCAATGCAACGGTATCAGGAGTTGGCATAATCTCGCCAGTTAGACTATAGAACTTCATCCCATCATAGGTGATCAGCCCTTGCTCAGACTCCCAATAACCATCTGCGTCCATTGTCTCATGGTAGTCAGCGTACTTAATTACCCCGGCACAATGCCGACAACAGTAAAACACAGACTTAGCCTGATCTTCTTTTGGTAGCGACTCATCCCACTTAAGACCGTAGTCTACATCCTTGCCGCCAAACTCTAGTATCTGGTGTTCGCCGCAATGAATGCACGGCACCATACGCCTAAACAAATGCTGCGCCGCGTTACATGCCTCTTCAATCTGGCACTCACCAGCAATAGCTGGCGTTGACCCACGAGAAGACTTACCATAAACAGAACCGTCTGTACGCCCATCACCTAGGTATGTCGGGCTTCCTTCTTTGTCTATGTTTCTATCAAACTTTGAAAGCTCATCATAATAAGCATCATCAATAGAAATCTCTCTATAGTTAGTCGCACTCTTACCACCACGCAAATATAGAACACACTGATTCTCAAATACCTTAGTGTCTATCGTGTTGTTTTTGTGCTTCTTGCCATAGTGAGGAAAGTTATCTCTAACAACGGATACATCGCGTATCATCCCGTCCATGTGGGATTTGCTGAACGCATCCCTAGCGGAATCATTGGGCTGCCACACGCATATGTTACGAGCCTTGTGTGATGTCTTGTAGCCAATCGTGATTGATATGATCTTGGTATAGCCTACACGCTTACTCTTAATCCAATTGAACTCTTCAATCTCATCATTGCAAATCATGTTGATGATAGCGATCTGGTACGGATGAGACTTCCACCTACCTTTCGTATAGGACGACTCAGCAGACATGTAAAAATGCTCATCTGCCCACTCTGCACCTGTAATCGGTGGCGCTCTATAGATTATATTAAGAGCAGCCTTAATCGCTTCTGTAAGCGCGGTGTACTGTTGACCAGGAAACATTATCTAACCCTGTCAGCCGCTTCGGCCTTTACATTTTCTATGGTCTCATCAATTCGCTCATCCAATCTTGATATCTCATTCATACACTGGATAACCGTTGACTCAATACCATCAATCACACGCTTCTCTATCTCTGGGAATTGACGCTGAATAGTTGCAGGCAAGGTATCAAGCAATACTCCAGTCTGCGAAAGGATTGCAGTTAGAATCTCAGTAACAGCCCAAGCAGGGAGTGAGCGACCATCAAGGATGGCGTTCTTTAACTTAAGGCTACGAGTTTCCTCCTTAAGCTTTGCCATCTTAACCTCGTCCATGTCTGACGATTCAGGTGCAGAGGTCTCAGCAACCTCTCTTGAGAGCTTTCGCTTTTGATCCGCTAGTCTGTTTTCTAAAACGTCAGCCACT